GAGCAATGAGTATGATTAAAAGAAGCAATGAAATTGCTATTCAGAAAAACGTTAAAATGATGGTTTACGGACAGGCAGGTATGGGTAAGACAACTTTTGCCCTCTCAGCACCTAAGCCTTTGTTGCTTGATTTCGATAATGGTGTCAAGCGTGTTAATACCGCACATTTGGATGATAATGTCGGTATCGTACAGGTTTCTAGTTGGCAAGATATTCTCAACTTGCTCAACTATAACAAGAAGGACTTGGAGGAGTTCGATACCATCGTTGTAGATACTATTGGAAAGATGATTGACTTCATCATCGCTTACAGATGCAATGGTCGCAATCCTCAGATACAGGATTGGGGCACCATCAATAACGACTTCAAATGGTTCACCTCATCTTTGTCACAGCTTAACAAGAACATCGTCTTTGTCGCACATCGTGACACACGCAAGGAAGGTGAAAGTACTGTGTATATCCCTACACTTCGTGAAAAGAACTACAACAATATCGTTACCGATTTGGACTTGCTTGGCTATCTCGAAATGAGAAGTGAGAATGGACAGCAAATCAGAACTATCACTTTTGACCCTACAAGTCGTAACGATGGTAAGAACACCTGTCAGCTTCCTGGTTGTATGCAGATTCCGGTTATTCTTGATGCAAACGGACAGCCAACCGCTCCTAATAACTTCATCGCTACTCAGATTCTCTCACGTTATCAGTCTATGATAGCTCAGAAAGAAGAAAAGGTCAAGGAGTACAATAAGGCTCTTGAAGAGATTAAGGAGGGTGTTCAGTTGATTACTGACGCAAGAGGGGCAAACCATTTCATCGAGCACATCAAAGATTATGAAAACTTGGGTAACTCCATCATTCTTCATGCAAGAAGTCTGTTCACAGAGAAGGTAAGTGCTTTGAAGTTGGTTTACAATAAGAAGACCAAGCAATACGAAGACCCACAAGCAGCATAAGCTATGGAAGTAGTCAAGTTTAGGTTCTATGCGACGCTTTTGGATGCGTATCAGAACTACCTTGATAGTGACATCATTTGGAGTAAGTATTGGGGATGGTCTGAAAATCCGCCCCATACTCCAGAAGAGTTCAAGAAGATACAATTCCAGTCGTTAATAGATAAGATAAATCGAGTATCATTCGATAGTGAAGCTGCTGACAAAGGCACAGCATTCAATGAGGTTATTGATTGTATGGTCCTTCATCGTAACTCGGAGAATATGGATATCCACACCATTTATCAAGAAGTAGAAGAATATCCGTATAGCAAAAGGATTCCTGTCGGTGTAGAAGCAAAGCTGAATGGAAGAAGTTTCATTTTTCCTATTCGGTTAGTAAGACATTATGCAGCCTACTATAAAGGAGCATTGCCACAGGTTTACATACAAGCAGTATTGCCTACCATGTATGGCAAAGTAATGCTGTATGGGTACATTGATTACCTTATGCCGTTCTGCACTCATGATCTGAAAACAACACGTCAGTATGCGGTTGGCAATTACAAGAGACACTGGCAACATAAGGTCTATCCTTATGCCCTTATGAAGAATGGTTGTGATGTTTACGACTTCGAATACAATATCTCGGAAATCGGAAAGACGTATTACAGAAACTACACAGAGAGTTATACGTTTAACCCTAAAAGGGATATTCCTCTACTCACTCAACACTGCGAAGGATTGATTAGTTTCATTCAAGAAAACAGAGATTTGATAACAGACAAGAAAATATTCAATTTGGTTTAATATGGCAGAAGAAAAGAACACCAATATCGTTGCACTCCAAGAAAAGGATGTGCAATTGGTGGTAAGCAAAGAAACTATCGGTCAGCTTACCACGAATATCAAAGAGGTTAAAGCTAGAGTTGAAACGGCTTTGCCTATGTATGACATCAGCAACTATAGCACCGATGATATTCCAAAGTGCAAGGAAGACAAGGCTTTACTCAACAAGGCAGCTAAAGCACTTGACGATAAGCGCAAGGAGCTTGAAAAGGTTTGGAATAAACCTTTTGAGGAGTTCAAGACAACCTGTAACGAAACATGCAAGCTTATCAAGAATGCGGTAACTCTCATTGATGGCGTAATCAAAGAAGATGAAAATCGCACCAAGAAAGCTAAGAGAGAAGAGATTGAAAAGCTTGCTGAGAAATGCGGAGTGGAAACCATCGGTATCAAACTAGACCTCATCTTTGATGCAAAATGGCTCAACAAGACAACTTCAATGAAGTCTATCGAAAAAGCTATCACAGAAAAGGTTGATAACATCAAGAAAGACCTCGAGACCTTGAAGTTATTTGCAGAAGATTACGATGCACTTGCCGCCCGATACAAGGAGAATCTCAATCTGCAGGAGACTATCGCATACGCAAACAAGCTGAAAGAACAGCGTGCCAGCTCAGTATCCCCTAGTAAGAAAGAAACTGCAACACCTCCAACATCACCTCAGAAGGAAGTCGCGGAGAACAATGCAGCCGAGCAACAGGAAGAGAAGCCAAAGAATGGTAAGATGTCTTCTAATGAAGAAGATGCCATGGATGCTTTCGCTGCCGCTATGGGACAGTCGGTTGCACCTCCTACTCCAACCGAGACACGTACTTACGTTTGTACCGGTACAAAAGAGGCAATGGAATGTTTGGAACGCTTCATGCGTGACAATGGTATCACTTTTAATGTTCAGTAAAAATGGCATTTCAAATTAGTGGAATTATTCAGCATATAGGGAATACGGAGAGTATTCCCTATCAAGACAAAGTCTTCAAAAAAAGAGAGCTTGTCTTGGATTGCTCCTATCGTAACCAGTTCACAGGGCAGATAGAGAGAGCAAACTATCCAAAGTTCGAGTTTACAGGCAATCACGTTGATGATTTGAACGGCTTCAATATGGGTGATATTGTGACGGTATCATTCTCCTTGAATGGTTCACGCTCAGAGAAAGATGGGCAAGTCAGATACTTCACTAACGTTCAAGGTTATAAAATCGAGAAATATCAATCTCGTTATAATCAGCAACAGGGCGGAAATCAGACCGCACAAGCGGCTAACGGAAATCAGCCAACACCTACACAAGGGGCATGCCAAAGCGCACAACAAGCAGCTATGGAGTCTGCAAGAAATGCAGCAGCACCACCTGCACCTAATTTCCCTCCCGCAGTAGATGAGAACGGAAACCCTATTCAAGGTAATAATGATGATTTACCATTTTAAAACTTAGACTATGGCACTCTATAATTTGAAGAATGTTTACGATAGAAAGAAGTTCAAGGAAGCCTGTAATCAGATGGTTCTGAAGAATGAATACGTTGAACTGAAGAAAAAGAACACTCAACGTTCTTTGGCTCAGAATAGCTACCTGCATTGTCTGTTAGGTTACTTTGCTTCTGAATTTGGTTTTACCCTCGAAGAAGTTAAGTTTGATATTTTTAAGAAGATATGCAACAGAGATATATTCGAGAGAAAGCGAATTAACAGAAGGGGACAGGAGATTACCTACATCAGAAGTAGTACTGAACTCGATAAGGCTGAAATGACAACTGCAATAGAAAGATTCAGAAATTATAGTAGTGCTCAGTGTGGGCTTTACCTTCCTGCACCTCATGAAGGTGAAATGTTATTTTTTGCTCAACAGCAGATTGAGCAGTGCAAAGAATTTATGTAATTTAAAACAGAAAATATTATGTTAGCAGATTTGGATGGTCACAGACCAGAGAAGATTGAGTTTTGTTTGACCGAAGCTCAGAAAGAAATGTTCAAGGACGTGTTGGTACTTTGCGAAGGTGCAAAGAGTGCAGACGAACCTATCAAGGTTCTGCATGACAAGTTCAATGCTCTCTTCCCAGACAATGAGGTCGTTGACCGCAAGTATGATGATTTCGAGATTCATGCTATCCGTGAAGAGTACTGCATCAAGCAGGAGAATGATGTGCCAAAGCGCAAGGAAGAGCTGGAAACCGTTCTTGCTCAAATCAAGACGATGAAGAAGAATGCCGAAGAAGCATACGCATCAGCACTTCTTGAAGTCAGTGATTTGGCAGCAAGAGTTAAGAATGGTATCACGGATTTCCGCTTACCTTCTACTAAGACCGCTCGTATTGCTCTCAATGGTCATTACCTCTTCTTTGCTTGGGTAGAAGATAAGTTCCAGCTTTGCAAGGTTGAGAAAATTCCAGATTGGGATAGAAGCGGCTTATGGAGCCAGGAAGATGTCAATCAACAGGCTATGAAGGAAGTTTTCGGCATCGAGTTCCCCGAAGTAGAAAAGCCAAAAACAAAGGCTTATGAGCAGACTGATGATAATGACCTTCCTTTCGGTGACGATGATGAGAATGGTAATGATGAAGACGAGTAATCATGTACACACTCAGACCATATCAGAAACAAGCAAGTGATGCTGTCGTCAGAGCGTTCACAGGCAAGACTAAGAAGAATGGACTTCTTATCTTGCCTACGGGCGCAGGCAAGTCGCTTGTAATCGCAGATATTGCAAGTAAGTTGGATAGTCCGCTACTCATCTTTTGTCCGTCAAAGGAAATTCTAGAGCAAAACTTCGCTAAACTGCAAAGCTATGGTATTTTTGATTGTGGAGTATATTCCGCTTCTGTTGGTTGTAAGGATATAAACAGAATAACTTTTGCTACCATCGGAAGCGTTATGAACCACATGAAAGACTTTCAGCACTTCAAGTACGTAATGGTTGATGAATGCCATCTTTGTAATGCGAAAGGTGGACAATACAAAACCTTCTTCGAAGCCGCGGATAGACAGGTTATCGGCTTAACAGCAACACCATATCGATAGGAAGGGGACTTAATGGCAAATCGATGCTAAAGTTCCTTACGAGAACTAGACAAAGAATATTCGATGAGGTTCTGTACTATTGTCAGATTTCAGAATTGCTTGCAAAAGGTTATCTTGCCGATTTGAGATACTTCGATTGCACTCAGCTAGATATGTCTAATGTGCATGCCAACTCAACAGGAAACGACTTTGATGAAAACTCCCTAAAGTTGGAATATGAACGAAGCGGATTCTATGATCAGCTTACTTCCACTACCCTACGTGTATTGAAGCCAAAGAATAAAATACCGAGAAAAGGAGTTTTGGTCTTCACTCGATTCACGGAAGAAGCGGAAAGATTGACAGATAAACTGCAACAGAAAGGTATTAATTCTGCAATCGTTACAGGCGAGACTCCAAAGAAAGAACGTGAAGCTATCTTGGAGAAGTTCAAGGATGGCACCATAAAGGTTGTCTCTAATGTCGGAGTTCTCACCACAGGATTTGATTATCCTGCACTTGACACGGTTATCTTGGCAAGACCAACGAAGTCTTTGAGTCTCTACTATCAGATGGTGGGACGAGCTATCAGACCTTTCAAGGATAAAGATGGATGGATAATCGACCTTGGTGGTAGTTTCCGTTCCTTCGGAAAAGTCTCTGATTTAAGAATAGACCTAGAGGTGCAAGGTTCATCAAGATGGTGTATCAAGTCTCTAGGTAAACAATTGACTAACGTAAGTTTTTGAATTATGAAAATTGAAGCAAAACAGATTAATGAGTGGGTTAAAAAAGCCTACGATAATGCTGTCAAACATGGATGGCATGAAGAAGAAAAGTCTAATGCGCATTGGTTGATGATGGTCTGCACAGAAGTAGCAGAAGCCGTACAAGCTGACCGCAAAGGAAACTATATGGACGACCTTGACAAAGAAGGTCTTAAAACCGTACTTGCCAACGACCATGGTGGCAATTTGTTCAATAAATACTACTCTGATACCATCGAGGGAAAAGTAGAAAGCGAGTTGGCAGATATTTGTATTCGTGTCTTTGATTTAATGGGTGTTTGTGGTGTTGTGGCAAAGGACGGATTTTCCACATTTGACTCTGAGGTTAAATATGCTAAACAACATAGCTTTACAGAGGACGCTATGGTTGTTACTAGAACTATCGTTTCGTGCAACCTTGACTCATCTATAAGTGTAAAGGCAGAAATGTTCTGTGTCTTATATACAAGTATTCTTTCCTCCGTATTTGAATGGGCAGAAGCACTTGGAATCGACCTCGTTCAGCACATCAACTTGAAGATGCGTTATAACGAAAGCAGAGAATACCATCACGGAAATAAGCTATATTAAAGAGTCCTATGGTTATGAATAAATACTATTTCAACCGCAAGCCAAAAGCGGCTCAAACCGAAAAAAAAGAGGTAAAAAAGACTACTTCTAAGAGCAAACCTAACTTGGTTAAAAAGCTCGATCGGATATTCTCTCTTTATATCCGTTTACGTGATGTTATGGATAATGGTTATGTTTGGTGTATATCCTGCGGGCAGATAAAGAGCTTTGAAGATGTGGACTGCGGTCACTTCCATAGTCGCCGCCACATGGCAACTAGATTCAATGAAGATAACTGCCATGCTGAATGTAAATACTGCAATCGTTTCTCTGCGGACCACCTCATAGGCTACCAACGCAACCTCATTCAAAAAATAGGGCAGCAAAGATTTGATTTGCTAAACGTGAAGGCGCATTCTACATGTCATTTCACAAATAGCGAACTAGAAGATATGATTGTTCACTATACGGCTGAGGTTAAGAAACTTAGCAGTCTCAAAGGTATCAAAGTTAATATTTGATAATATTTGCGGTAATATTATTTAATCAATAAATAATTTATTATCTTTGCACAAAAGAAATTAAATCTCTGAAACGTGGAACTTTCGGATAAAAAATATTCAGACCTCAATAAGTATTGTTTGGGTTCCACCTGCGTAAGCAGCTAAACAAGAAAGTTGAGGTTTTATTGTACAACTATGGCAGATTGGATAAGACTTCCTCGCAGCATCTTTGATTGGGATTGGTTCGACAAACCCGAAATGCTTTCTCTCTTTCTTTATTTGCTAAACAATGCAAAGGAGAAAGAAGTAAAACATGATGGGATAGTTGAGCAAAGGGGGCAGTTTTTAACTAGTCTTGGAAAACTCAGCGCTACTATTGGCGCAGGGAAACAAGTAGTTAGAACCTGTTTGTCAAAGCTAGTAAAAATGCAGCTAATAGAAGTGAGTACGGAAAGGTTATACTCCATCATCACAATCTGCAATTATGACAACTATTTAGCTGATAAAGCTGATAAGCCTAAAAATGAGCCAAAGGAAAAAGAAAATGTTAAACCTGCAGAAGAAGCACCTAAGGAAGATAAGCCTAAGAAAACGAAAGAGGAGATTGCGGCAGCAACCGAAAAACGAAAGAAGAAATTCAGTCAAGAGTTAGTTCCTTATGTCGCGACTTATGGTAAGGATATGATCAGAAAGTTCTATGACTATTGGTCAGAAACGAATAAGTCCAAAACTAGGATGAGGTGTGAGACTGAGAAAACATGGGATTTAAATCTAAGGCTACAAAATTGGGCAAGACGAAATAAAGACTTCGGAACAAAGCAATCTGGTACGGCTCTACATAATTCGGAAAACAAAGATTATAACGAAGGAGGATGGTAATTATGAATGTAGATTTCAATCAAATTATTCAAAGGTTCGAAAAAGGAGAAGCCTTGTTTCTCGCTGACAAGGTGAGAATAAGGATACCTAATGCAGAACAAAGGCTACGAGGAGGTCTAGACTATTTTGTCAAAAGATACACCTTTGGCAAGGAATCTCATGCAAAATGGATGGAGAAGAATTATCGCCCTATTGTTGATTGGATGTCTGACAACGAAGGCAGGGGACTTCTTATTACAGGTGGGTGCGGTCTCGGAAAGACTCTAATAGCAAAGCATATTCTACCGCTCTTACTCCAAGACTCTTGCAAAAAAATCGTGAGTATCTTTTCAGCCCAGGAGCTAAATACAAAGATTGACGATATTCTAAAACTTCACATCATCTGTATTGATGATGTTGGTACAGAAGAGCTTGCGAAGATTTTTGGTAATGTTAGATGCGCATTCTCAGAGTTATGTGATGCAGCAGAGCAAAAGGGGAAGCTTCTCATCATTACCACCAACTTAACTGCAAACGAACTCGAAGCAAAATATGGAGAACGAACTATAGATAGGTTAAAAGCCATCACTAAGTTTGTTCCTTTCACAGGTAAATCATTAAGAAAGTAGATATGGAAATTAAAGAAGACAAAGATTTCTTGTTTGCTATAAAGCAAGCTAGATTAGCAACCTTCCTTGAAAATGATGAGGAAAGAAGAATGTTTAGAAACGCCATTTACAACGCTATCAAGTGGGGTAAAAGACACTAGTATATAATCTATAAACAAAAGAGCAATGAAGATGTTACAAGACGTTACAGATTGGTTCAAGGCTGAAATTCTTGGCGACCAATCATTACAACAGGAGAGAAAGAAACTGAAATCACAGAAAGATTTCGAGAAGCGTATTAATGAAGCAGCTCGCCATGTCTGCCTCTCAGATCGTCCTAATGATGATGGGGCTCCATATCCTGTTATCTGCATAGATGACACCGTTATCTATAAAATCTGCGAGAATCCTCGAATCGAGAAAGGAAAAATCAGCCTTGAAGATGTAGGGGAAGTTTTGGTAAGACAACGCATTCATTATGCCGAAAACAAACTGAATTACAGATAGTTATGCGGTTTAAAAGTTAAATAAAGTTGCTAAAAAGCGATTAAAGAAAGTAACGTTTGGTCAATCCAAAATTTCTTTGTATCTTTGCATCAGTTAATTAAACAACAAATAAGTTTAACAAATTAAATGATAAGAGCAATGAAAAAGGTAAAGTACGTTATTAAGGCAACAAAGTTCAAAGATAACACATACGAAGATGTTGTTTTTGAAAATCAGCCACTCAGTCAAAAACAAGAAACATTCAGTGACGTAAAGCACATCTTAGATTTGGATTTCGAGAATGCTTTAGACGAAGGCAAGAAAGTTAAGTATGACGGAGTAGAGCTTGATATCTTCAATGAAGATGGTACAATTCTTAAAGAATGGATTCAAGACGTAGCATAAAGGTAATGGGGTGACTAACCATCACTCCACAATATATAGAGCAATGAAATACGAAGAAACGTTTAAATCCGAAGTAGCTTCAATTGAAGCTATGCTTTACAAAGCAAAACAACGTAGAAAAGAATATGGTGCATTGAATGCCATGATATACATGAAAGGATGGCTTAAAGTTGTCTACGAAGAACTGAACGATTTCACATTGACTTAACAAAAGATATGAAACATGTATGTAGTAATTGCATATCTTCCGATATATGCTATTGTGAAGGCAAGAAGCCTAATGACACTTGCCATCAATGGGAATGGAGATATACAGGTTTATGGTTTGATAATTAAAAAGTAAGACAATGGGAAAAGAGAAAGTTACAGTAAACGATTTGAAGGTTACACTCTCAGAGCTTGGTGTAACATCTGGCTTGAAGCAGGAAAAGATTATTCAACGCCTGCAGGTCAATGGCTGTTTGATTGCAATGGTAACAGATGTATTAGATCAGCTCATCAAGGATGAGCAGGGCATGTTTAGGCTGTTAAGCGTTCGCTACAAGCAAGAGCAGAAGATGCACTACACTCAAATGCAGGATGCAGCCAAAAAGTACTACTTCCATTTGAAACCCTTTAATAAGAGTTTCTTCGGTGATGAGAATATTTGCGCCAACCTGGAGGATAACGCAAATGACATCTATGAAATCATCAAACTTCTTGCGGACCACACTAACGACCACAAGGATATGGAAGTGATTAAGAGAAACCTCAGAAAAAGAAAGTTGAACCATCATATTTTCGATTAAGATTATGTCAGTATATAAAGCAAACGTAGATTTATCAGACTTATTTCACGATATGTCTTACAATTATCAGAAAAGCTTCCTTGTTGAAGAGTTCTGTTCTTTACCTATAGAACATCAGGTAAAAGTTGTTGGCGAAATGCTGAAGAACCTTAATGGCGATCAGACAGCCAAAGTTATAGAAGACGCTTTTGATAACTTGCATGAGCAAGCACAGGAGCACGTAATCAACTATGTGAACGAATAAAACAATGATGTCCGACAAACAATATAAAGTTGCTCGCAAGGGTGTTGTCGAGCAACTTAGAACCGCTCAGAAACTTCATTGTAAGCACATGGAACAGAAGTATAAAGAGGCATTGGAGAAGTTAGAGAAACGCTTCTTAAAGCCGGATGCCGTGGGCTGCTTCGATTTGGGCGCAAGGGTATCAAATAGTTATTATCATCTTTAAATGGTTTAGATTATGAAAACGGCAAAACATATTATTATAGACATAGAAACATTAGGTAGAAGAAATGATGCTGCTATTACTCAAATTGGCATAGTACCAGCAGATGAAAATTTCGATGTATTAGATCGTTATCTGATACAAACAGAACCTAAAACTTGGAACACTTGTGAAAGGACATTCACTGGAGAAACTTTACTCTGGTGGATTCAGCAAAAGAACAGTCCAGAAAGTAATAAGCCTACTCATATTGTCCATAGCTACAAATTTTTAGTAGATAAGCTATATCAAATCTTTAATAGATACAATACAGAAGACACTATAGTGTGGACTAAAGGGGCAATGGACCTGTTTTGCATTAAAGACATATGCGAGTATCTTAATATGGAAGCTCCCTGGAAGTTTTGGCAACCTAGAGACATCAGAACCGCAAAGGAGTTCATTAAAGAGTGGAAGACCTTTGAGAATAATAATCATAACGCTCTCGATGATGCTTTGAATCAGTTGAGAGAGTTGAAAGCTAACTTAATTGAAAGATAGATGGGTACAAAAGTAGAAGTAAGAACTATTCCTTTGCATGGATTGTTCATCCATCGCAAGCAGGTTTGGCGTTCACTCGGTAAGCTGAGAGCTGAAAGCCATTCTACGACAGCGCAAAAGGTGTTTATGAATGAGCATAATACTGAGGTATCAACTGAGAATGCTGATTTCATTGATGGCTTGAAAGTCACTCCTTATGATGGTGAGCTGCCCAAAATATCAAAATACGTTGGTAGTATGAGTTACTACCAGTATTGTTTAACGCAAAAATTGGTTTAGTTATGAAAGAAAAGATAAACATAGCGAAAATACTAAAGTATAAGCCGCAAGGAACTAAGTTGTACGACTTATTACGCAATATAGACGTAGAGTTAGATAAAGTCCACACAACAGACGTTGGTACTTATATAGAATGTACATCAAATAATGAAGTAGGCAGTACTCTTATGTTTGATTATTCAAAACTAGGTACAGAAAAATGCTGGCTTGATGGCTTACAGATTCTCCTTCCTTCCAAAGAAATGCGAGACTGGTCTAAGCTAGCTTGGAATACAGGAGACATTCTAGTTAACAAAGATGGAAATGCACATGTTATCTTCGAGGGGTTTGATGATGATACCTACGAAACTTTCAATGGTAATAATTATCTATGGAAAAATGAGGGTATTACAATGTGCTTCGGAGAGTATGAAGACGAATTGCCAACATCAGATTTCAGCAAAGCAAACAAAGAAGACGCTCAGAAATACATCCGCCAAATAGAGAAAAGACTAGGCTATAAGTTAAACTTTGAAACTTTGAAAATTGAAAAGTCTGAGTTCAAGGATGGGGATATTGTCACCATTATACCTCATATTGGAGATAAGCTTATCTATCTTTTCAAAGCAGAAGATGACGAAAAGTATTATGGTCATGCTTTTCTTGACGGTAACATAGCTATTGTTAATGAGGATAGTTATTGCCAAAAAGCCTTCTGTACAGCTCGTCCATCTACAGACGAAGAGAAGCAACAGCTCTTCTCTGCTCTCGCAAAGAAGAGCAAGGCTTGGGATGCTGAGAAGAAAGCTATTGTGGGCTTGAAGCCAAAGTTTGATGAGCTGAAACCATTTGATAAGGTGTTGGTTAGAGATAGTGAATCAGATAAGTGGCGTGCAAATTTGTTTGGTTATATAGACAAAGATGAATATTATCATTGCGTTTATACTAATTGGGTATATTGCATTCCTTATGCTGGTAATGAGCATTTGTTAGGCACAACTAAAGACGTGGAGGGCTAGGTATGAAAGAGCTTAAAGTTGGCGAAAGAGTTGTCTTGGGTATCGTTGTTACTGAGACTATAACTTGTGCGGGTTGCTTCTTTGAAAGTAAGGGTGCTTGTGAAGTTTGGAGAAAATATCCATGCGAAAGTAAACAACGCTCAGACCATAAAAATATAATCTTTAAAGAAGTTGAGGTATAAAAATGAAAAAGAATAAACACTCATTAAAGATAAGTCGTAGCTACTTTGGCGAAACTACCCTTGATGGTTATCCTATAGCTACATATTCAAATGATGAATTGAAGATTCTAAAGAACCTGCTAGAAAAGGTTCTGTGTGAAGTAAATGAATATATAAAAGACTAGGCGTATGAAACAGAAGTTGAAAATGATATGGCGAATCCTACGTGACAGACAGGTTGTAGTAATAACCGAAGACCACGGAAGAATGTACTAATGATGAACATACCAGTGCCTGGGATAGCTCAATTAGAGACTGCCGAATATCTGAGGTATATCGCATGACAGGTGAGCAGATACGTGAATATTTTAATTTGTAACTATGGATAAGAAGAAAGTTAAAGAGCTGATAGAAGAAGCAAAACATTTAGCAATTTTACGCAAATATGAAAATAGACAGACATATTTGAATAATTGCATTTGTTGTTTGAAAGAAGCTTTGGAAGAACTCTCCAAGTCAGACTGGGTATCTGTTGAGGATGGGTTGCCTCCTTACGATGAAAGCGTTTTGGTAACAAATAAAGAAACTCCTAAAATTGTATTGAAGACAAGTAGAACTAAATGCAAAGGTTGGAATACAGATGAAAATGGATTTCTTTGTGCTATTGCGTTCAATATCACTCATTGGAAACCTATTGAAAAATTGGAGGATTAGCCTATGATTATAGAAGATATAATCAACGAAAAGTGTGTAACCTTTATGACTGAAGAGCCTATGGATAATATCCAATCTGCTGAGTACTTCAAGGAAAATATCCTACCAAATGAAGTAGAGATTACACACGATGATGGAAACTATTTTGAGGTTTCTGTTAATTGTAAATCATATAGTTGTGACGTATATGGCAATGGTGATTTTTATCACTCTATTGCCGAGTTTAAATTATTGGAGGATTGATTATGACAAAATTTAAAGTAGTTAGATATTGGGATACATATCCCGATGGAGTTATTGCAACTTGTGATACAGAGGAAGAGGCAGAAAAGATATGTAATAAATATCGTAGAAACCGCAAACCTATGTATGACTATTTAGTCAGAAAGGATGGCGAATAATGACTAGAGAAGAATTAAGATACAATTACGAAAAAGAAATCTGTGAGTTATGCTGCCGAGAGTATTATACTAGCAGAACACTCCCAGAATCACTTTGCGAAGGTCAGTTTTGTGAAGAGGCAGAAGATAGTTTCGCAGATAAACATAATATAAAATTGGAGGATTGAGTATGACAAGAGAAAAACTTTTAGAAAAGGCTAGAGAGTTCGAGAAAAAGAACAAAAGTTTCACTTGGAAGCCACATAATTTCCCAGAAGATATGACTGAGGAGAGCACTCTTGATGAGCTTGTATCAGAAGGAGATAATATGTATGATGCTTTGAAAGAAGCTTTGGAGTTAATTCACGATTTAGCGGTTGAGCTAGAATATAAAGACGCAGTGGAGGGTTAATTATGGACAGAAATCAAGCAAAAGATTTTTTCCCTATCATGCAAGCTTTTGCAGAAGGAAAGGTGATTGAATGTAGGACAAAACCTAGTGCCGTAGAAGGCTCAGATGTTCCGAATGATTGGACGGAAATGACAGAGATTGAGTTTTGGAATAATACAGAGTACCGAATTAAGTCAGAGCCAAAGTATCGCCCATTTAAGAACGCAGAAGAGTGCTGGCAAGAGATGTTGAAACATCAACCATTCGGGTGGCTAATGTCCCAAAATGGTGAGGTTAACAGCTTAATCATATTTATAGATAATGAAGGGATTGTTATTGGTGATAGAAATAATGGTGTGATTGGATTTGTCACTGCTACGGATTTGTTTAAAATAAAATTTGCCGATGGTACTCCATTCGGTGTAAAAATGGAGGAATAGTTATGGAAATTAATGAAAAAATAGATGAAATAATTCAACAAGCAAAAGAAGAAGGAGCTTTATCAGGATGATTTTGGCGCATTTGAACAAGAGATATATGACCAAGGTTTTCGTAATGCAATTTATTTCATGCTGTGGAATCCAAGCGAGCGAAGTTGTTCTAATTGTGAGTATCGGTACAGTAGAGAGCTATGTGGGGAAGACTACTGCGGGCAAAAATACTGGAGTCCAAAATTGGAGGAATAGTTATGGATAAAAACGTTTGTGATAATACATTAGTCTTTGGTAGCTGCTATGCTAGAAGCTGTATTGAAGTGCCTTCTTTGAAAGCAGGAAGAGCGAAATGGAAGGCTTTCTACAAAAAGTTTCCTTGGCTTAAAGGTCAACCTTTCTATCTTAAACGTTCATGCTTCTGGGATGGAGGTGAAAGAAATTTGAAGGCAATAAAGATAAAACTTAAAAAGATATAGTTATGGCATGGTTATGTGTAGATGAAAATGGTGAACATATTTTTTGTGAAGAACCATTAAGAGGACGTACTCAAAAGTACGTTTCCTTCTATAGAGAACATCTAATACGTCAACAATCAAGTAAGTTATGGTATGCAAATGCTGATGATATTGATGACGTAGGTTTTATAATATATGCAGAAGAAGGTATTGATTTACCTAAAGGCTCAATCAAGAAGCTCATCGGAAGAGAATTATCTTGGAGCGATGAGCCAGTAGAACTTAAAGAAGAATAGCTTATGTATAGACCGATTACAATGTATCAGATTGTTTGCGATAGATGCGGAGGAGTATTTGGCGGTACAGATACTTGCTCTGCACTATTCTACGACAAGAGTACTGATATTGAAGACTTCTCAAATTGGAAAATGATTGATGGTAAACACTATTGTCCCGTGTGTTATGGGGTGAGGTCATTG